TCATTACTTAAACCATCTGGATATGGGTCAATGAATATCTTATTTTCCTGACCTGCAAGAGATGCAATTATATTATCTTGAATTCTAATATTACCAAGGGTGCTATTACCACCAGCAACTAATAAATCACCACCAACATTAACATTCTTCTCTACACCTACACCACCTTCAACAATAAGAGCACCAGTATCTTTGTCTGTTGATTGAGTTGCAATATTGATTCTAACGTCAGCACCTGTAAAAGTTAATTGATCTGTTCCGTTTTCATCGTATTCTATCTTTGCATCAGCAGCATCTGTTCCATTAGCTCCACCACCAAAACCCAAGAAGGTATCGTCAGGAATCATTACCTCACCAGAACCATTAGGATTAAAAATTATATCACCATCAGTATCAGTTGAAGATAATGTGTTGGCATCTAAAGTTAAATTATCTACATTCCATACATCTATTTTTCTATCACTGTCGAGAATTGCTACTAAACCACCATCTGTATTTCTAGTGTTTGATTGACCTGCTAATTTGCCAGGCTCATGTTCCATCATTGACGTGTAGTAATGTCCTGCTATCGGATTGACATTAGCACCATCATCTCCTAAAAATACTCTGTCTTTATATTGATTAACACCGCCAAACTGACCTATACCAGTCACGTATGCCATCTCACCCCAATTCAAACTCGCTGGTTTGGCTGTACCAGATGAACGTTTGATTCTAATTATACTAGCCATTTCAGAAATTTCCTCCGTTGATGTCTAAATTCTGTGCTGCACCTGGAGTCAACTCCAATGTTGCGTCAAATTTTTTCGTAACTCCATTAAAAACTAGAACCATACCATCTTGTAAGGTTCCAGAAATATTCACATCACTTAATTCTGTTAATGAGAGAGTTTGAGCACCTGCCAGAGATGAGATCACCTTTGTGGCATTTTGCTGTCCTACTCTGACTTTTATATTTGCCATCTAAGTTTAGCAATTCAGATCTAAAAAGTATTTATATTTACTATGACGTTATCTTTGAAGATAGATCATGTAAAAGAGATTTTAGTGTTTCAATCTCATTTTTCATACTATCAAGTTCTGCTTTTTTATTAGAATTATACCTACGATTAGAGATATAATTATCGTAAGCTATTTTATCAGTATTGATAATCGCATTTGTATTTTCATCACGGTATAAATTACCGAAACCTTCTACTGGTATCATGCTAATGCTATTGCTCTAAAGTCTCTTATTCTAACTGGTTTGCACTCATTAGTTTGTGTCATTACAATTTTAATTGTAAAGGCACTAAACTGCTCTAAGTCATCAACTGTAAACTGATATTCATTAAATTCATCAAATTTACTGTTTCTAACGAAAGCATCTGCTCTTCCATCATTATTCGCTTCATCAATAACTACATCACCAAAACCATCACCATCTGTGTCTAGCATATTTGCATAACCAGGAAATGCTCTGTAAGTAGATGAAACCTCAGATGAATCAGGAGAGAATAGTCGGTAAAATACTCTGAAATCTGCTCCTTCCTCAATACTTGCACCAACTAATACCTTAAGTGATGTTGCGGGTTGTGCTAACTCGATTCTCTCAGTCACAAATGATGATGCATGAGGATCATTACGTAATTGATTTGTGCGAGAGTCAGTTGCATAATTATTGAATCCTATTGGATTGTTTATTTTATTTCTAAGATATACTAATGTTAGATTTTTTAAATCTATGATAGGAGAAAGATTTACGTCAGCAGATGTTAAATTCATATCAAGAATAACAGATTTCTGTTTAGGGAGTCCAGTTAGTTTATCCTCATTTACGGTAGAGGCTACTAATCTTGTATTATCAAAATGAGTAAATTGATTTAAAGCAATAGGTTGAACTCCTTGATCTAAGAATGAAACTTCATTTCCTCCAGCACTAGTTCCACTTATTGTTCTAACTGATGCAGTAATGTCAGTTGTTGTAGATGGTGTAAGGAAGTTAACTTCTGGTTGAATTGATGAGTATTGATGGTTTTGTGAAATCTTCACTGTATTACCACCAAATGCCCTTTCATCTGTGAAACATAATAATTGTTTATCAGTTCTTGATGTAATAGATGCTGTGTCTACTTCTAGATAATAGAAATCAATATCAGATTCAGATCTTATAGTTGCATTAGCAGGAACCGTAATTACTGTATTAATACCAACAAGAGGCATTCCTGCTGCTTCATAAGTTTGAATATTTGCACCTACAGGGTGAGGAACTGCAACAGTATCACCTACACCTCTTACAAGAGATAGTACATCTGTTCCAACTGTGTATTGTACGATTTCATTTTCAATTAAAGCTTGTCCTGTGCTTGCTGTAATTCCAGCAAATTTTGAAAATGGTGCAGTGTTACCTATAGAAACTGAAGTGCTCTCTGCAGTCATTGCTTCGGTTATTGGAACTAACAATGTATCTGGTTTGACATCTTTGATTTCAACCTTATTATTTGCTCCATGATGTGCATGATTAATCTGCAATACTTCAAGAACTTTACCTGAGAATAATTCACCGTTCTGAACAGAATCGCCATTGACTGCAACATTAGATATCACTGCCCTTGTATCATTATTAGTACCATACTCCACTAGTGCTTCATTATTAGGGAATTTGTCTCCCTGAACATCAGTTAGATATAATGTATCGAATGTGGAATTAATTGATGTTACAACTAACTTCATTCCAGCACCTCTAATTACACCACTGTGAGAGTTATCAAGAGTAATCACATCACCAACTTGATATCCAGTTCCTGCAGTTTGTCTACTTACATTAGTAATTACACCATCGGATATTGTAACTGTATAAGTTGCACCACTACCACTACCTGTTAAAGCAACTGTAGGAACAGTGCCACTTACACTATATCCACTTCCATTAGATACAAACTCATCTCCCGCAATAGGACCACCCTGTCCTTCAATAATACCTGTTACACTTTGATCTTCTGAATCACCAGCAGCACCTGTACTTACTTTTCGACCAATCGGTAAATTTGCATTGGTTCTTGTACCACTACCATCAATAGTAACTTTTAATTTTCGAGGCAATGAACGAATTGGATTATGTACGAGTAACTGTGTATTAAAATTACCTGGTTCAATTGGACTATTATAGAATCTAACAGAACCACTATCAACAAATTTCGCTTTACGAAGTTTGAATGTTAAATCTTGGTTTTGGCTTGCAGTCCATATCGTACCGTTTTGTGATTTAAATAAACTACCACCAAGATACTGTTTTGATACAACAACATTCTGAACATCTGGTAAATTTGCAGATTTAACAGATTTCTCACCCATAGTCGAACACCACATCGTGAACTTATCAGAAGAGGGTGCTAAGAAAACTAAAGCAAATTCTTCATTTGGTGGTAGAAAGATTGGTGATTGGAATTTAAGTGTAGTTGGCACAGAAGCATCATCAGATACATTAATATAATCTGGACTTACAACAATCTCAGCATAATCCTGAACTAGTCTTGATGTAGGAGTACCTAATTCAACAAATCTTAATTGAACTGTTAATTTAGCACTTGGATCTTTAGATGCAAAGTAGACATCAAATGAAGTTAAGAACGCACCAGTTTCATTCACTCTGAATGACTGTGCTAAAGGATCTCTTCCTCCTGCTCCTCTACCTCTTCCTCTTCTTCTACCTCCTCTACGTGTTGTCACTGTTCTAGTAGTAACTTGATTCCTTGTAGAAACAACAATCTCATTTTCTTTCTCTGGAGGACGAGGTGGATTCCTTACCTGTACGATATTATTTGTTTGTGTCAATACAGTTCCAGTTCCAAGGAATGTTCCAGTACAACTACTTGCTAAAGGTATATCTGATGGTAATGGTATAGTTCCGTCTGCTTGAGATGTTATCTTAAATGTTTTTGTTCCAGAAGTAAATAATGTTGGTGGTTTTGGTGTTTGGTTTGCATTTCTAAAGAAGAATGACCCAATAACATCCCCCCAATTATCAGAAAGTAAATTTACGTTTGTTACTGATGCAACTGCACCACTTGTTTTTCCTGTTAATTTTGCACCTTTTACAACATATCCAAAATATTTTTCATTATGTGCTAAACCAATACAATCAACATTGAATAATCTTGATGTTGCTGAATAAGTTGATGATGGTGCAGGTCTTGAAGTATCATATGGATCAACTATATATTTTTCTACACTTACACTAGGTGAACCTAAAGCTGCAGCAACCTCTGGTCTTGATAAATCACCAAACTTGTGATTTGGTTCCTGAGATCTTAATAAACCTATTTCTACTCCATTAAGTTCTACTTTTACATCTTCAAAAACGGTAAAAGTACCAGATGTCATTTGTATTTCAAATAATTTAGGAATAACATCAGGAATTCCACTATCCAAGAAATGATAATGTCTTGTTAGAGGTTTTAATCCACTAGCAAAGTAAGTAACGTTTCTTGACCTCATAAATGGATCTACTGCACTTTCTACTTTAGTGCTTTCAATAAAATCTCTTTCCTCCTCATTTCCTTCAAGTACATTTGTAAAACTTCTCTCAACTGTGCGGGTAACTGGTGTTGTTGTTCTTGTTGTTGTTCTTGTTGTTCTACCAGTACGAGTTGTAGTTGTAGTTGTAGTTGTTCTACCTCTAACAGATACATCACGAACAATGTTTGTTCTTTCTACCCAAGTATTTCCTGTTGACTCTTTTCTTTCATTATTAATGTAAATTGTTCTAGTCCAGTTATCTGATGGAGGATCAAGTATGACTAATCCATGAAAAGCAATAACGTTGAATGGATTTACATTTTCAGTTGTAGTTGCTTGTGGATTTTCGATCCAATCTACCTCTTCATATGCTAATGTAATTAAATCACCAGTTTTTTGACAATTTGGATCAGAAAGTTTTAAATTAGAATTTAAATCTGCAGTATTTACATCAATATTGGAATCTAAAGCTAATTCTGGATCCATAGACCAGTAATCTATAGCAGAGTATAATTGTTCGTTAGTTACATCTACATCACATCTTGAACCAGTTTCAGGACTAAAATCTATGAAGTCTCTATTTCTAAAATTATAAGCAACAAAACCAGTTTTAAATCTATTAAGACCATCCGCATCTCTTACCTGAAATGATGCTGTTTCTAATTCTAAAGCATTAAGAGATGAAATATTTTCAAGATTTTTAATTCTTTTTTCTAATGAAGCAATATCTCGCATTGTGAATCTGCGATTATCTTTCATTTTTATAAACGCATCTTGTATATCATACAAGTATGGTGGATAAATGATTTCAGCAATCTCCATTGCATCAGTATTTACTGACGGAGCAACAGGATTTTCTGCAGATTCCCCTTCTATTACATCTACATTTTCATCTTGACCTATAATAACTTTATCAATTCTACCCACATAATAATCAAATCCCATTAAAGAACTTTCATTAGGAGTAATTACAAATGGATTGGATGTCTCGAATGATCTACTGGTAAATGCAAATGGTGAAACATTTGTACTATTTCCGAAATCAGAAAGATTGAATGGTTTAACCCTTGGTCGATAATCAATAATATCTGATGCAGGAATTTGACCTGCTAAAATAGGAATATCTTTTTTATATCTCTCTGCGGTGTATGAATTAACTGTAAACACATCACCAGATATACCACTTTGAAACTGATCGAATATTATTAATAACTTTTTAGAAGGTGCTCCTGCATTTGTATTTCTAATAATTTTAGAATAGTCGCAATATTGTAATTTATGACCCTTATCTAAAGTATAATTAGTTGTTCTATCAATAAAATTACCAACAGTTACACCTTGTAGAATTGTTTCTATATTTGATTCTTCAAAATTTATCAATTCACCTACTGTGAATTGATTTCCATTTAAATATACAAAATCAACAGTATTTGCAGTTCTACTTACAATTTGACCTATCGCACGACTATCTTTACCAATAATTTTTTCACCAATAATAGAATTAGAGTTTAATGCTAATCCTGAAACAAATGTTAATTTGTCTAAGACAGGAGTATTCGTGTCTTTTGACTCGTATATTGCGACAATATTTACAACATCAGGAACATTTAAAGATATTTCTTCGTCTTCAACTCTCATTCCATAATTGGATGTTGTTGTAAGTCCACTATTAATTGTGTTTACTCTAGATGTTCTAGTTACTTCGAGTGTTTGACTTCTAACAAAATCTTTTGTTTTACTTGTTGTTCCTAATTTTTTAAGAGTTACATTTACAACAGCAGCACCACTTGATTTAGCTAGTCCACTAAAAGTGACAGTTTCTCCTCCATTAACAATACTAAACTGATCGTCAGTTAATTTTTCTGTTGTTCCATCTGGATAATGAATTGAATATCTTTCAGCATCAAATGGTTCAAAAAATACACTTGTAATACCAACTGAAGTTGTTAATCCAACTGATGAATTAAATGAAATCGTATTATTAGTAATATTTGCTGCTCCACCAGTTATTTGCTTACTAATAATTAAATGAGAGTCTGCTAGATTTACGTTACTTACATTAGGTTTTGGCAACTCCCCAAAAATTCCAGATTTTTCAAGATTTAATACTCTTGGAACTTTTACTTTAAATGTAGATGATGTTGTTTTACTTGCTGAAACTGTATTATTGGTACATATACCTGTAACAAAAGAAGGTGCTGCATTTAATGTTAAAGTTTTACCTTCGACTGATATTGCCTCCACTTCATTAAATACAGGATCAGAGTTAATTCCATCACTAAATGATATGATCGAACTTGTGTTTATGCCAGCGTTTCCTGAAAAATTACCATTTACAACAGTAGCAGCAGTACCAACGACATTGATTGTATCATTCAAAGAAAATCCAGTCAATTGACGATCATATAATACTGTATCAGCACTAAAATCAGTCAATAATCCACTGTTAAGTGCATTTGCATCTTGGAATACTGATTTTACATCATCAATTGTATAAAAAACTATTTCTTTTATTGATATTTTATCATTAGACTCTACTTCATCAAGTATTATTTGTTCTCCTCTTATAAATCTACCCGTTGTCTGTGATACTGCAATTTCATTAGCACCTGATGTACCAGCGTTTTCAGCAACATATCCAATTGCTCCACTTGAAAGACCTCTTATTCTTGAACCCTGAAGCACTTTTACATTATCAAATCCACTGCATTTTAAAATTATAAATGTCTGAATATCGTAAAGATATAAATCAAAACTTGTTGTTTGTCCCTTGTAAGTATCGTCAGTTAATGAATAATAATAAACTCTTGCCTCTCCTACTTTAGAACCATTAAATGAATTACTACCTGTTTTTCTTTTACTATGTAATTGAATGGTATTTGAACTTGATCCACCTATGTTTATATTTGGAACTCCCTGTGCATTATTAACTCTTATTAAACTACCCATTTCAAATGGTACAGATGTTGAATTAACAGTAAGTGTTTTTCTTGGTTTATTAGCATCTAATATAATAGAACCAGGAAGATCTACGTCAAAACCTTTAACATACGCTCTACCTGGTGATAATTTAACAGCTAATAAATCTTCATTAGGAATTAATCTATTATCATCAGTTAATCTATCTGCTGTAAAAAGTCCCTCATTTCCTATCTCATCATTTAAAGATTCTTGAAGTTGAATTCTGAATGGTTCTACTGAATAATCACCCGATTCATCAAATGTTCTTTTTGCAAAATATTCTTTTATTTTGCTGTAAACTGAATCATCTTGAAGCCTTTTTATCTCACCCTCATCTGTTCTCATCAATTCTACAAAGTTTGTATCTTCATAGTCTGTTAAAGATTTTTTAGCAAGTTGAACGGAAATTTTAAATCTATCAGCACCTGGTGCAGCAAAGTTTGTAAAACCTTTTGCGTTATCATATAAAGATGAATCATCATTTGAGTTAATTATTTCCTCTGAAATATCAAAACCTACTCTGTATGATGGTTCATTATTATAAGGATCTAATATTAAAAGTTGAGAACTTACATCAACAAAAGAACCACGAATAAAATATACACCTGTGCTTATACCAAAAGCAGAACCAGTTGCTGTTGCATTATCTGAAACTAAAGTTAATATTGTTTCTCCAACCGATAATGTAGTATTTCCATAGGTAAGTGGTTCCTCTAATATCAATACTTCACTATCAGGGAAAGCACTACTTTCACCTGATGTTCCTGATTGAATATATTTGACAAAAATTGTTATTTTTTCTACACCCTCAGCTGGAGGTAATATAAAATTCTTTATTGTTGCAACTATACCTGAATTTTGTCCTCTTACTCTTATTCCTTTTCCACCATTAGCTGCAATAATGTCGCTTAAGTAAATTGATACATCAATGCCAAGATGTGTTTCATTTACTTTTGCAGAAAAATATGTACGATCTAGTTCAATGTTACCAGGTATAACCATTGAACCTTCTTTAAATATATGCTTACCAAAAGCCTCAACTTGATTTTGTAAAAGAGATTGTAAACCAGTTAATTCCCTTGCTTGAACTGGATAACCAGGTTTAAACAATATCTTGTAGAATTGATCGGCTTTATCAAAGTCATCAAAATAAGGTGATATATTTAAGTTAGTCTTTTGTGGCATTTTTAGAATTCGAGTATGATTTTAATGTCTTCCTTTTGACGAGAATTTCTGACAATTGTGGGTCTATTATCCAAGTAAATCGTTTCTCCTGACCCTTTATTTATCTCAGTATCAGACAGACCTGAAATAAAGTTTACACCTAAGTTAATTAATTTATTACCATCAGGATTTGTTGTAATTCCTGAAAAATTTCTAGAAATTGCTCCAGAAAAACTTGTTTTTTGACCTTTAATATCATTTGAACCTAATGTAGATTCAAAATTATAGATTCTACCAGATGTTGAAATACCAGCATAATCCTCATGACCTAAAAATGTGCGGTCAAAATTTAGTGAACGATCTCTAAAATATTTTAAAACTTTAGTTTCAGAATCAAAAGAAGCGACATATGCACTTGCTTGTTTACCAGCGTTTGGAGATTGAATTAAAACTTGTCTTATCTCTTCACCTACTTCTGGTTTTCCAGAAATAGTATCAAACTTAACTGCTTGTAATGAAGAAAAAGTATTATCAGTATATGTTACTGATGTTCCAACTTTTGTTGGATTTTTTACGATACCAACCTGTGAAAATTTTGTATCGATAGGAAAATCTTTTGTGGAATCATCGAATCTAGCATAGATAATTACCTTATCAGTTCCTAATTCAGTGTAAATATCAGAACCATGCCCCAACTTAGGTGGAATAATTGGAATTAATTTAGCACGGTCAGTAGATGTAGTAACACCGCTACTTAGCGTACCTAAATCAACTATACCATAACTATATCCTGCTCCACCAGCACTCACAGTAACGTCTGTAATAGTTCCATTTACAACATCAACTCTTGCCTTCGCTCCAGTTCCATCACCAATTATATCAACCTCTTGACTCAATCCATTAGCATAATCTGCTCCAGCTCTGTCAATGTAAACATGTTTAATTTGATTTAAATTAGTAGAGGAATCACCATTTTCACGAACTGCTCTTATCTGAGTATCTTCACTTGTACTCCAGTTATTAGGAACAGTAATAAATTCAGTTGAGTCGAATTTAATAATATCGCTTGGTGAAACAGTGAAAAGATATTTCCAAACATATCCATCTCCACTATTTCCTGCTTTTGATGGTTCTAAATCGGTGAAGGTTGGTTCATCTTGAGATACGTTTCCAAGTGGTTTATCTCCTGTTGATCCATTATCAATACAAACATAAACTTTAAAGTCGGAATTAAGTACGTAGTAGTTCGCATCATATAATCTATTTGCACCTGTTAATGGACTTGGATTTTCGACACTATAGTCGTCTCTATAAATTTCATATCTACTACCTGCTACCCAATCCACTCTTCTTATAATTCTCCTGATATTAGCTGATGATACTTTTTTACCATACATCATCGTATCACCTGCATGTCTTCTATATGAAAAACTATCTATAGGTGCTGGTGTATTATTATCCCATCCTAAAGATCTACCATATCCCACTATAGTCTCATCAGGAGTGCCTTCTGGATTTGGTAATCCAATAAACACGTAATATGAATTATTAGTATTTTCTACTGACTCAACAAAGTTGTTAGCATTCAGAATTCTAAATTGATCAGTAATTATCGCTGACATTGTTAATTAACTTTTTCTTTTTATTTATAGAGGAAATTGAATCATAATCCAAATACCCTTATTGCACCAGATGATCTTAGACCTCTGAGCGAACTTACAGAGTAATTCTTTCTTTGAATAGTTGGGAAGGTAGTTAAACCGCTATTTACTGTCAATCCAGTTACACCTATTGAAATAGGATTATCTGATCTTGTAGCATTAAATAATCTACCCCAACTAATTTTACCTAATTCAGTGCTAATTCCTGGTGCACTAGGGTCAAAATTACCTGTTTGAGCGATTCCTAAAACTGATGATGTGCTATTTGTATGAATGTTACAAGTAATCTGACCGTTAAATGCTCCATCATCAGATACAGCATGAACTTTGTAAATATTATCTAAGAATGTTGTTCCTATAGCAACTATTGATGAATCCTGACTGTCAACCGATGTGACTGCTGATCCAACTTTTGTATCTTTTATGAAGACTGGATAACCGACATTGATAGGTTTACCTGATATTTGCTCGTCTGATCTAAAGAAAAACTTAAGTGCTAATGGATGACCACCAGTTCCAGTTGTTGTGGTAATACCAGTGATGATTCCAGTAAATCCTTCTATATTACTAATCTCTGTGATTTTTTCAGTTTTAAATTCAGGTAAATCAATTATTACTTGTGGTGGTGTGGTGCTTGTGTATCCTAATCCTTGATTTACCACATTAATGGCATTTATAGATCCATTTGTGATGGTTGCTGTCGCAGTCGCTGTGGTATATGTACCAACACTCCCATCTGATTGTGTAAATGTACCGATTCCAGACACAGGTCCAGAAATTTTTACTGAAACTGTGCCACTATAACCAGAACCAGCGTTAGTTATATCAAATGATGTAACAGAACCTGCTGCAGATACAATCGCTGTAGCAGATGCACCAACATTTATCTGACCAGAAGAAATTAAAGCATCAACACTATTATATGTTAAATTATATCTATCTGATAATGGAAAGTGTGTTGCCTTTTCATAGAAGAAAGATCTCACATCATCTACAAAAATTCCATTTAAAGGTGTTCCATCATTACCTGAGATTATTGAAAAATCTCCAATAATTTTAGCAGTTGGATATATTTGTGCCTCTAGTATTTCTCTTGACTTATCTATTTTTTTACCATTTAAAATTATATCAACTTTTTGTTTAGTCCACCTAATTGGTTTATCATTATTTTCATCAATACCCTGACCAGTATAGATATCAGTTTCGATAAGTTTTGCTCCAAGCAATTCTTTTATAGTTCTTTCATTTCTTTGTGTAGTAGTCACTCCAACAGGGTGTTTAAACACTCTAAGTTCATCACCAACTTTAATTGTTTCTTGTATGTCTGCAGTATCAATATCAATACCATCTTGACCTTTATAGAAGAAAATATCTATCTTAGAATCTGGTCTAGGTGCTTCAGTAAAGTCAAATGTAGTTCCTCCTTGGAATTGATAAGCTTCTTCAGGTTTTTGAAGCACACCATTAACAAATATTAATAGAACTGCGTTCATATTAATTAATTGAGATCTTGAATCATTTAAATCTTTTTCAAAGCTTAAAAGTTGTCCGTTAAAGAATAATGGGAACCTTTTGCTAACTCCATCTTGTAAATTCTTTATGGAATCAATAAAATCTATTTCACCGAACTGTTGTGCTGAAAATCTATCAGTAAAGACTTCAAGCACCTCTAATTCAAATTCCTGAATTGGTTGACTTAAATGTGCTGCGGTGATTAGTCCAACTGGTTTGAATTTGTCACCAATTTTAAATGAATGTCCTGATCTAGCAACAGAGAATTTAGAAATTTCAAAGGTAGTCGAACCAATACCTACAGTTGTGGAAGCAGCACTGACCTCAACATCTAGTAATAAATTAGATCCAGTTTCAGTTGTTGGACCAATCCCACGTCTAGAAACACCAACTACAGGTATATTATCATAATTTGGTTCTGGAATTACAATTTCTGGATTTACATAACTTGTACCTGCAGAAACAATCGTAAATGCAAGTGTTCCACCAACACCAACAGAAGCAGTTACAACAGCACCATTACCTGCACCTCCACCAACACCAGCATTTAATGTTATTGTATTAATAGTTGTTGCTCCAATACCAGTTACAATACCTGCAATAGGATCTGAATTTGGAAAACTAGTTTTTGACACTGCTCTTGGATATGGATGATCTGAGAAGAAATTATCCTTAGAACACTTAAATACTAATCCACCAGTATCAATACCAACTGAATCACTTGTTGTAAATGTGTGATTTGGAATTGTTAAAATTAATTGACCTGTATGAGAAGTGTATACTGCGTTAGTTGCTGTAAATGAATCACCAGCAAAACTTCCTTTCTTAATCGAACCGATACCAGAACTTACAAATCTGTGTTCGTATGCTTGATCTGTAACTCCAATTGCAACTGAACCACCACGATATCCAGAACCAAATGTTAAATCCTCAAAAAACTCAAAAGTATTACCACCACCAGTATAAACCCAATTTTGAGTTTGAATATCTGCTTTAACTTCAAATGTTCTATCAGATACAATACCAACTACAAATAAAGATCTATCGTGATTTGCAAATGATGTTGCTCCAACACCAGTTATATTAAAGTTTAAATTCTTTAATTTAACCATATTTGGTCTTTCAAGTGCAAATCCATGTACCTTATCTGTTGTAACTGTAATAATACCCGTAATATTATCATATGATGCAGTTTGAATACCAAGATTAAATCCTGAAGATGTGGCAATACCAACAACACTAGTGATTCCACCAGTAGCATCTTTAAATGCTTTTACTTTCGCACCTTGTAGTGGAGCATATCCTAATCCTGGTGTTGAACCTAATGAAATAATTACTCCACCTCTTGGAACTTGGTTCTGATTAATATCAAATTCAGAAACCATTTTCTGACCATTTTCAGACGTAATACCAGTAAACTCTATAGTAGAAATACCTGCAACTGAGTCGGATATAAATTCGTAATTATTACCTGCATTATTAACAGTGAGTGGAGTTTGGAATATACCATTGATGAATACAACTCCGTTTCCGACACCAACACCTGAATGTGTGTTTGCTCCACCAACAGTAAGTGTATAAGTCTTACCAATACCTGTAAAATTATCAGATATATCATCAAATAACATATTAGTTGTATAGTCACTTCTTAAGAATGTTCTACCACTAAACTCTGCTTTATCAAATGGTTGATTTGTCTCATCTCTTCTACTACGTGTATTTCCTTTTGGAGGATCAGAAAAGAATACTGTGCTATCGACTATGTTAAATGCACCTCTATGCAATCTTGCTATATCATTTGCAGAATGTGATGTCTGAGCTATTCCTAATTGCCCTCTTTCTACCTTAACAACTGGTAAAGTAGCAATTCCAGCTGCAACTGAAACTGACTCATTTATTACACCTGTGGGAGTGCTAGAAAAACCAACCTCAAGAATTTTTATAAATTCATCGTTTATTTTCAAAAACTCACCTGCTCTTATAGAACTTATACCACTTAATACAAATTGTGATAATCCAATACCAACAGTGCTATTATATGTAAATCCATCAAAAACACCTAGTGTGTGAGTAATATCTGTAAATGTAATTGGTTGTTGAACTACACCATCTAATCCAATTAGAGTTTTAGTTAACTGTTTTGTCATAGCTAACTTGTGTGAGTTTCCACTACCCAGTGAACCACTAACTCCAGTAAATGTTACAGCGACACCAGTTGTAATATATTCAGGTCTTGTATATAACTCAAAGTTGTCTTCATCAATGACCTTTGCAAAAACAGTGCTAGGAAGAATATCTGTCACGATGCCAGATATATTTGCTGTAGCACCAATAGAAACAGCAGTCCCTGCTATACCTATGAATGTTGAACCAGGTGTATAAGTTAACTCTTCATTAGTATTAAAGAAATGACTAGGTATCGTTATAGCATTTGTAGTTGTACTAATTGTTCCTGTATTGGATGGGTTAAATGTTTTAGAGTATATTGGAGTACCATTATTTGTCAATAAGAAATCTTTCTTATCTGCTCTCAAACCACCAGCACCATCATAGGTTGATAAGAACAACTGTTGATCTACAGTACCATAAATTAAATTAGGAGGATTATTACTAAAATCACTATCGGTATATAATACTTCATTGTATGATTGTACTTCTATTAAAGAGTTAAATTCTGCATCTGGATAAAATCTTAAATTAATATCATTACCAACTATCTCACCACCAAACGTACCAATACCAGTGGTTGAACCAGCAGATACAAATGGATATTGAATCGTAAGTATATCATCTAAATCTCTAATTGATATAATTTGATGAACTGCAGATGTCTCACCACAAGAAACTCTTACGAGAGATTTTACAGTGCTATCTAAATTTTTACTAATTGTATTATATGTTATTGGGTTAATTGTACCAGTTGCATACTTCGATTCTAATCTTGCACTTCTTTCCGAACCAACTGGTTGACCTGAAACTATAAAGCGAAATGTTCCTATACCAGATTCTGTTGAACCTAAACCAACTACGTTAGCTCTAACCTCTAATGGATTAACTCTATCATTTTCTATTTGTAATTTTACTAAATTATTCTCAACCTTTGCAGTAATAATACCCACAACACTACTACTTAATCCAGATGTTGTGTCTACATATGTTTCTGCAATTGTTGTGTCAGTCCCATCAAAATCAATTACAACTTCACTATAATTAACTTCCTTTGTTACAGAGTCCTGAACAAATATATTTGCATAAAGTGAATTAAAATCATAATCAGGAGATTCTAATATTGTTGAAGTTACTACACCAACAGTTGTTGTTCCGACTCCTATATTATGACCTGTTAAATCAACACTTCCAATAGCATTTGTTCCAATACCTGCTAAATCTGTATTGAAATCAATTTTTAATATTTTAATATCATGGTCTCTTAAAAATTTTTCAACTGGTTCAAATAATAAATTTTTAGTGCCGTTTGTTGTGATTTCAGTGTTAAAATCACCTAATTTTTGATTTGTAAAATCAGTTGATTTTTCAAGGATAAACGCATCATTCTCTGTTGTTAATGTAACTAATTCTGTAAATTGAGTATCAAGTGTATCTGGATCAATTATTTGAATTAAATAACGTCCTATATCTTCGGTTAAAGGTTCAATAGTTGTAGTTAAAGTTTCAAACCCCTCACTAGAAAAAGTATCACTAATATCATCGTGAAGTAATACTCTGTTAGTTTTACATCTAGTAAAATCAGTTAACGATCTATTTTTAAGAGTAAGAAATTTAGAATTATTATTTCTTGCACTAAAATCTCTTGCTAAATCAAAATTATTAATTACATCTACTCTTTGTTTATCTTCTATTTCAAGAACATTTGCAACATCTAAAACAATAGACTGATTAGATTCTGCAGTTTCTCCAATACCAACTGGAATTTTAGATAATACTGAAGTATCAGCAAAATTTTTCAATCCAGATGGATGAGTAAGACGATTTACAGGATTAACAAAATCATTCCATCCGATTGGACTTTTAATTGTATACGAAAGATTTTGATAATAATTATTATCTGGTATTACTTGATAATCCTCATTTAATTTACCAATATCATCTAACCAACCATATTCTTGTCTGTTTGAAAAATCAGTTTTAAATTTAGCCTGATTATTAGTTAAGGATATAATTTCAGCTGATACACCACTTAATCGACCTACAATTCTATCACCAACTTTTAACTTAGACTTACCATCTATTTTAATATAATCATTTCTAACCTCACTTATTGTTAAATCAGTTATTTCTGTTCCAACTATGAGTGTTTCATTTAACTCAAATACACCTCTTTTTATAACAGGTTCAATAACTGGTAAATTATTCTTGTTTATTAAATTAGCATAACCCGATTGGAAAGTTTTTGCGATACCAGGATTTGTAGTAACACCCGCTAAACTAAATTCTAAAATAGACTGAGTTCCAGCAGAGTAATCTATAACTTCAAAGAATTGGAAATTGTAGTCTTCTGAATTATATCCAGTTCCTTCAATTGTAGTAGATGTAACACTACCACCCTGAGTTGCTCCTATACCACTCTCTCCTACCCTTTGTATACCTTCAATAAAGATTTCATCACCAACTGCAAAAGGTTGCGAATCAAACCCATTTATGGGGGTTTCTAGGAAACAAGTAACAACTCCAGAGTTACTAATTATTACAGAATTAATACCTACACCATTTGAATTGTTTATTGAAATTACTTTGTGTACTACTGAATCTAACCCAGATATTGGTGATAATACTTTAACTTCTGATACCCTTTGATTTGGTGCTATTGCTTGTAGAGAAACTTTATCTACGATAGTATTTGAAACAGGATTGAATAAGATTAAATTAGGAGCGTTTGTATAATCTGATCCACCACTTAATACTTCAACTGATTCAATAATATCAAGATTATCAATGCTGACTACAGAAGGAATAAATGCCTCTGGACTCAAAGTTTTATCAGAAGAATATTCATATCCAATATCAACTATTCTAACTTTTTTAATTCTTCCAATATCATTAGAATATGCTTTTAAATTTGCATCAGTTCCATTTGTGCTATTGACTTTTAAAAATTCAGGTAGTTTTTTATAATTAAAACCTCTGGAGATTATATTAAAATTCTTAATAGACCCATGAACCGTGGTTGCTTTGGTGGAATATTCTAATTTTTCACAATCACTATTTGTATATGATAAGAATTCAGGGAATCTAGGAGAGATATCAAAGGTATCATCAGTAACGTTAAATATTTCGTACTCACCATTATACTTACTATCAATAAATTTTATTTCAGAAGAATTTGAAACTTCTGTATCAGTAGTGCTTATATACCCACCCTTTGTCAAACCATAATATAATGTGTTAGGTGCAGAATTAGAGAATTTAACTTCTAAAGTTGCACCGATTGGATCAGTGTTATTTGTCCCAATCCCAATAGTACCTGCAACACCAACATTAAAATTAGTTGAGTCTTGAGAACTAATGTATTCATTTGTTAAATCTCTATCATAAAATAATTTAAAATCAAAACCTGCTAAAGTTGTGCTTGATAATCCGAAACCTAAAACTGAATTTTTTACTACTTCTATTTGAGGATTGATTAGTGCTACTGATTGATTTCCACCAGTATTAGATACAAAACTTACCTCTTTTACAGGATTTGAATTAATATCAACAATTGTCTCTGCAAGTGAGAATTTACTTCGACTTATTTTATTAACAAAGTAAGTTCCAGTTGTCAAACCAGTGGCTGAACCATCATAAAATATCTTATCACCAGTTTCAAATCCATGATTGGTTATGTTTATATGATTAGTTTCTACATTAGAGGCATTAAATGATATTGGATTTACTAATAATTTTTCATAATCTGAATTATAGATGACTGATACGTTTGTAGTAGTTCCAATTCCCACATTCAAGTTAGGTATTACTTCAAGATTAACTACATCTTTCTCTATAAGATTATGTGTAGTCGTATTTGCTGCAGATACATTAGTAGATACTCTTGTTGTAATTTGATCTATTGTACCAGTTACCTGAGTATGAGTTGGTTCAAAGAAATAGAGAGATGATGAAATACCAGTGGTGCTACCTCTTGAGAAGAAAAATAATCCTTCACTAGTGCTACCTATACCAACTCTTGTAGTTACAAGTCCTATATTATCTGGACCTTTGTCAATTACATATACTTCAGTTGAATTTTGCCCTGTAAATGGTAATTTAAATTGTGTCTGTAATGGGGTGTTTGATACATCAAATCTATTTGCTCCATTTCGTTTATTTAAAATAATTTTTTGACCTGTTTCAAATGGATGATTTGGAATTCGTATTGTTCTTGTAGGAATGGAAACTGTTTTTTTCAATCCACCAATAAATGTATCAACATCTATTGCACCACCTACAGTGGTTCCTACTCCAACTGATTGTGCTGGATTGAAATAAACTAAATCATTTGTTTGTGATAAAAATCTTTTTGTTTTTACAGGTATTGTTATACTATTATTTAAAATATCAACATTACTTCCAGCAGTATGAGCTGCTCCAACATTTCTAAAAACTCTAATAACTTTATTTCCTTCAAAAACGTTTAAAACTCTTACTATTTCTTCATTTGTTGCGTCTCCTGAAGCAATTCTTACAGAAGAACCTATTGCTACTCTAGGTATACTTGATACAGATATATCTTCAATGAGTCCTGCTGTGGCAGATTGCATAGTTGATAAAAGTGTAATTCTTGATGTGCTTACACCTACTTTGAATGTATCTGTTAAATTTACGATTGAACTACTTAAACCTGATATTGATACACAGGTCTGATCCTTCATTTCCAATAATGGGAAGAAGCTAGCCTGAACTCGGTCTTTATCTAACCATTCAAAAACTGCTCCCTCAAATGAAATTATTGATGTATCTATTCTTGATATTCCAATGCCAACTATTTCACTAACTTCTGCTCTAAATCCAGATCCATTTGTTAAATCATCATTAAATTCAGTTAAATCTCCAACTTTGTAATTTTGTCCTGAATTTAATATTGTGATACCATCAACACTACCCTTAGTAACAGATTCAATTTTTGAAATTTGTCTTATTTCTTCATATGACTCTGTAATAAAATCACTACCAGCAAATTTTTCATCAACACCGTATGGGAATGTATTTCTTCTTATATCTGTGCTATTAAAATCAAAATCCTGATTCAGTATTTTATTTTCATTAATTAGTGGGGAACGATAAGTATTTCCTATAAAATAGGGATACAAACCCTCAAGTTTATTAGTTTGAGTTCCTAATCCAACACTTGTGAAGTATGCGTATATCCCATTAGGAAATTCTGGTGTTTTTCCAAATCTTCCGTTATGGATATCTAAATCACCTGATTCGTCAAATACATAATCTTCAACAAAGAATCCACCAACGTATCCGTTTGGACGATTATTTACACCATTTGAATTTAAAATATATGATGACTCTATTATCTTAAGTGGAGAGTTTATATCATCTGGATTTGTGTAACCAAAAGGACCATAAATTGGATTACCATCATAAGCCCAACCTATAATTGGAGAGTGTCCTGTAATTTCTTTAAATTCACCATTAGCAAGCAGACTGAAAGTTTCTTCAAATCTACCAGCAATTTCTTGTGAATAACCTGCAATACTAAATCTTAAAGTATCATTTTTTGTTGATAAGAAAGAATCACCAAATCTATTAGCATTATTTAAAGTTAAAGCTCTAACTCTAGCATTAAATTTAGCATTCTTACCTCTTGAAAATGCTCTTACCTCAGTGGTTACAGAATCATATCCTACACCAGTATTCAAAACTATTGCTTGTATTACTCTACCATTCTCAACAACAGGTCTTATCGTAGCACCCCTTCCTACTCCAGTTGATGTTACCTTAACTTCAGGTGGTGAGTTATATTCTCTACCTCTGTTAACAACTGCAACACTCTCAATTCTACCATTAACAATAATAGGTTTAAATTCAGCATTTTCTCCGTTCTGAATTGTAACTTTAGGTTTTACTTCTTTATCAAGAATTTCGGAACCATAATTTGTTCCTTCCTCATACAAATATCCACCTAAAATTTTCCCAGTAACAATTGGAGTTATAACTATATCTCCTGTTACAGTTGAACCATATGAAACATTAATATTAACCTTAATTTTTGGATACTCAAATATCTGGAATCCTTGTCCTGATGAGTCAAAGTTTACGTATTTACCTCTATCATAATCCTCTGTTGATGTTCCCCCTACACCTGCATTTGCTAACTGGAATGAATCATTAGTTAATTTTTTAACAATATATGATGATGTAGTAGATAGACCTTGTATTGATGATGTTTCTGCTGAATATTCAATAATCTCTCCAGTATTAAATCCATGATTCTTGAAATTAATTGTGTTTAATGATGTAGAAATTCCAGATGTTTTAACTCTTAATTTACGGTGAGTATATCCAGATCCCTGCTCTATTACCTTAACTGCAACTAATGTATTTCTTCTTTCAGTTCTAAATCTATGAATACCACTTGCAGTAGTATCTGATGATAGACCAACTGTATTAATACCTGCTGTACCAAATAGTGCGTCTGCTGCTGAGTTGAATAACCTAACAGTTGATGTATTTACAGATCTAATATAATAAGGATCTCCATCTGAAAGTGTTCCTGAAGATGTATTTGTTGATTCATATGCAGTGCCTATACCTAAAGGTGCGTTCCCATTTGAACTGTAGTAAATGAGTTGTCCATTTTCTAAATTATGTCTAGTTGTAAAGGTAATTGTTTCATCTTGAATATCAACTCCACCGTTGAAAAATATATCTCTACTATCAAACTCTAAAAATCTATTTCTTTCACCTAAAACAGGTTCTAGTATGCATCCAGAACCATTTCCTCCAGTTAATGAAATATTTGAAACAGATTTAATATCAAAATCTTGTGGGTCAACAAGACAATCTACTACTTTACCTTGAATTATAGGTTCAATTTTTGCATCAACACCACCTGCTGGACTTGACTCAACATTTATTACTGGTGGATTTATTACATCATAATCATCACCCTCGTTCTGTATATCAACTGATGAAAGAGGACCATAAAAAATTTGATTATCTGAAATTGGAGAACGTATCTGTACTCCATTAATTAACATACCAATATCATTAAATGGTGTTTCTTGTTTTGATGGGACAACTAAATTTTGACTTAAAGGAAATTTTCTTAATATTTTATCAGGTTCTAATAAACGACTCGCATGTTTTTTTAACACAAACTTATGAGTGTCAGTGGTTGTTGTTCCAATACCAACTTGAACCGTAGATGCAGTACCTACCTGAGAAATAGATTCATATAATTTTATTTTTGTTATTTTAGAATTAGCAGCAGGAATTACTGGATCTACATAATAAGTTCTACCAGTCTCTAATCCTGATAATGGCACACCGTCAGTTTCATAAATTATTTCGTCACCCTGAATGAATTTAATATCTCTCTGTTTTATAGGAAAATTGATGAAACTATACTTTTCAGTGAATATATTATAACCATCAAATTTAGTAGTATCACTACCATCCGTAAAAGTTTCTTCAACAACATTAGTTGTAATTGGATAACTTGGAAGTGAATTGGAGGCAACATATCCAAATTTGTCATCGTCAACATAAACAGACAATGTATCTGCTATAATTGTTCCGTTACCTTCTTTAAGGGGAATACCTGTACTTGATACTTTTTTATCAGCTCTACGAATATCATATAATTGATTTGGGATTTGATTGAAATTTGATATATTTTCAGCGGTAAAAGAATGTGTAGCTGAGGTTATAGATTTTACATCACCAGATCCTTCTCTTGTATTCTCATTTCTCTTAAGAATTTCAAAACTATCACCTTCCTTTAAATACGCTTTGTCAATAGGTGTCTGTAATTGAAATTCAGCACTTGAAATACCAACTTGAAATCTTGTACGAGTATTATAAATCCAAGAATTAGCAAAAATTTCTTTATAAGTTTCACCATTATTTTCTATTTTTTCACCAACATTTTTTACAAATATATTCTCACCTTCATTTACTAAGTTAACATCTGTTACTGGAACTAAATCTGATATTACACCTGTAATTCTTAAATCTACTCTTTTAGATAAATCTCCATTTTCAAATCCAAATATTGTTTCATTATCTCTAATATCATCACCAGTGTTAATACCGACATTTATACCACTACATCCAAAGAACTGGTTAATTGATTTTGAAGTATAACTTATTGATGTATTTTTTCCACTAATGAGAGTGCCCGTTACACCAAACCCAACAGTTGAATCTACATCTATTATCGTTCCACCTGCGTGTATTCCATTAATTAATTTTGTTTTACCAGGTACTTTAAATATACCTTGAATTAAATCTCTATCACTAAAACCTACAAATAATGCAATCTTATAATAATTTCTACCTTCTCTTTTTATAATTTCAACTTCTGATACTGATGCATTAGTTGAGGTATCAGTTGATTTGAATATTGTTTGTCCTGTCAAGTTTTGAGGTTCACCAGCACCGATAACATCAGCCACAATGACTTCACGACGTATAAATTCTGCATCAGATGGTTTTATTAAGTTACCTTCTAAGTCAATAACTTTTGCATCAACTCCGTATAATACCTTAAATAATATATTTACTGATTCTTCAACACCTTTGGATTGGTAGAATGAACGAGAAAATTTTACGAAGTTTCCTATATCTAAATCACTGGTAAAATCATTATTTTCTAAACCTGGTAAAAATGTTTTTTTGAGTTTTTTAAAAAACTCTTGTAAAAACAGAACAGATAAATTTGTTAATGTTGATCCGCTGGAGTGTGATGCTGCTGACGTTTCACTAAATTTTAAATGCTCTTGATTTATATTAAGGAGTGAGGAGGAGATACCTACATTATACCCTGTTACACCACTAAAACCACGAATACATCCAGTAAATGATGTAGATGTTATGCCTGTATATGAAATTATTTCATCATTTATTTTTAATAAACCATATTCAGATGGAAATCCTTTTGTGCTAGGCACTGTGATAATATCATCAGTAGATGATACATCTGATGAAATAGTAGTTGTGCCAATAACTACTTCAGGAACTAAATTATCTGGTTTTAAATACTGATCGAAATTTGTTATTAAATCAGATGGACCTCCTTGAAATTCTTGTGAAATATAATATTGCTTTAAAAACTCTGTTGCATTAGGGAAATCAGATACCACAAACTCTGGTAACTGATTTTCAATTATTTGATTGACTTGTATTCTTTTGTCAAATTGTGACATAAATTATTCCCTCTCTAAAGTTCCATTAGAGTAACTTGATGTATAGTAATCTCTCTGGAATACAACTCCTGAAACATCTTCTCCTGATGCTATTACATCTCTCACAGTATTTATTGTGCTTTTCGATACGTTAAAATTAAGATATAAATCCTTAAGACCAACAACATCATTAGATTCTGGGAAAGCTTGTATTTCAATAATATCATTTTGACTAACGGTAGATGTAATATTAATTGTATTCAATATGACTTCTCCATGTTTATAGTCCACTACACCAGCTTCTTTAACTAAAATTTGTAGTTGATTTTTTTCATTCTTAGTAACCACACTTAATATTCCTTTCATGCTACCATCTAGATTACCAGATGCATCTTTATTTGGAATATCTGTTAAATATGCAATATTAGAAAATCCATTGATTGTAAAACCTGTGCTTTTTATATTATACCCTGCAGGTTTTATATTAAATTGGTTTCCAAAACATAATTCATACTGTGCGAATTGATTAAGCAATGCTTTTAAGTCTCTTCTAATTATTACTTTGGTAATATTTGATGTAATACCATTATCAATGCGGTCAATTAATGTGCTAAGTTTACTATATTTAAATCGTCCACCAAATTTATTAATTTCAACATTTGATGCGTAATCATTTAGAGCATTAATTACTCTAGTTCTTAAACCCGAAGAGGAATTAATTTGAGATGGATTATAATATATGTTCGACTCTATCTCCACATATAGTAGTTTCAAATCAATAATTTCAGAATTGATACCAGCAATAGCGTAATTTTTTAATTTATTTTTGATTTGAGTTTTATCAAAATCAGATACAAAAGTACCATTTTTAGGTTTAATACTAATTTGAACTTTACCAAATTGTGGTGGATTTAATTCTTCTCCACCAATAACAGCAACGGACTCAGCTGCAGGATATATTGTACCAATTATTGCCTCATAATCTCTTGGTGTAACCGCCCTGTATTGTGCTGAGTAAATTCTTGGAGCAAAATACTTAATTGACTGCACATCTTCAACTTCAGCACCATTAGAAGCGTTAGAGACAGTAGTAATGCTAATAGTATTGGTGGGTGTAAAGAATGTATTATCACTCTTTATAAATGATCCTTGAAAACTAAAACTTGCAGCACCATTTCCAGTTTCTCCGTCAGTTACTATATACTGAGCTGTAATTAAAGTGCCATTTTCTAACTTTTTACCAAAAAATCCGTCACCAAATAATATTTCATACTTTTCATCCTGAACTTCCTGTGCTAGATATATTTCTGAGTGTTTATTAATATTCAATATATTATCAATCATACTATATTTTCTTCCAAGTCCTACATCACTTGCACCTTTAACATAAACACGTAATGTTGAACTATCAATATTAGGACTATCGATAATATATCTCTGATCTTGTGATGTATCTACACGATAAACTCTTTGAAGTAAAGTACCTTCATAAACATTAATAGGATCATCAAATACAGCAAAAGAAGTTCCTCCTCTATCCTCTACTCTACTGGATGTAATAGGATCTGATGTTGAAAATCTATATGTGGTATTCTCAGCATTACCAACACAAACAAGTCCTGCACGAAGGGTTAAAAACTTTGTAGTGGCATCAGATGTTGTTCCGACATCTATATCATCTATCTTAATTTGAGCTACTGCAGCGGTTTTTGAACGGGGTATATATCCAATATTTCTTGCAAGGGATACAACATTCTCTCTTATCGTTGCAGAGTCTAAAAATGATTCGTTTGCAACTAAATTTGCATTAAATGCATTAATATAAGTATTATAGGCAAGTGTATCTATAAGAACTGAAAAGTTAGAACCCTCAAAATCAAAACCACTAAAATTTGAATTTGAACGTAAAAAATCTTTTATCTGTGCTTTGATCTGATCAAAGTCTAAACTTGTAAACTGAGTAAAAGGCATATTATCTCGTTGGTTCTAAAATAAAGGAGAATGACTGTGCTGGAGTATCGATTCCTACAATGTCAAAAAAGACTTTAACATCAAAATTATTATTGTCTGGGTCTGACTGTGCCTCAACCCGAACATTATCAACTCTTGGCTCATAATTTTCGATTGTTTCCACTATTTGATCTTCAATCGTAACAAGAGTGCCACGAGTATAGTTCTGAAATAATGAACTTCTTACTTCAGTGCCAATTAAAGAATTAAAAAATCTTTCTGTTGGCATCGTTTCAACCAAATTTCTTACAGATCTTAGAATTGCTCTCTCATTTGCAAGCACAGGAAGGTCTTTCGTCACTGGATGAGGTGAAAAAGATAGACTTAAATCCTTAAATGATCTTGAATTGCGTAAAATCGACATTATAAACGCTTTTAGATTTATTTATACCCTATCTCGCATAATCTTTCATCACATAATCATTACTATCAAAGTATTCAAGCACCCAATAGGCAACAGAACGTGGATTTTTCGCTCCACAAGTAAATATATCGAACGCAACACAGTTTTTTTCTGGCCAGGTGTGACAAGAAAGATGACTTTCACCCAAAGTAATAGTACAACTCACTCCATAAGGTTCAAATTGATGAGTATAAGTGTTTAAAATCTCTAAATCTTCAGTTTTACAAGCACTAACACATATTTGTTCGATTTTATCTCTATCATTTAGTTTTTCAAAGGGTACATTATACACTTCAACAAGTAAATGTGTACCCATGTGAGCGTTTTTAACGTGTTTCTTCATCATTAATGATTCCATAGTCGTCTTCAAGTACCTCTTTAAGGTAATTTTTATCCCAGTAGTTGTAATAATTGGTTTTTGCAAGTTTTTTTCTTGCTTCTGTAAGTTCTTTACGTGGTTGACACAACACTAAGTTGTATTTTCCATTATTTGTTTGTATTCCTTGTATGTATGTCTTCGTTTTTCCGTGATCTGCGATGAATTTATAGTTGGGATAGTTACGATTATAGTCATCAACAGCATCATACAAAAAATTTGCTTCAATATCGTCTTCAACTACGTTTATTATAACGTCAAAATCACAATTTGGCACAATTTGGTGTAATTTTTGGTCTTGAATACTAAAATTAGCACCTGACGCATACGGACAGATGCTAAAATTACCTAATTCTGGTCTAATTTTGGATAATTGTGAAATCCAATGTAAAATATACCTACTCTTCTCGTCTTTCATCGGGTGTCGTCCAGAAATAATCATCACAATCACCTAATCGACCCCAGTTAACATCATTCTCAACCTCAAAAATGCGTGTTGATACCTTAAAATCGGGTATTTTAACGTCTTGAGGTGTCATTGAGGTATCAAAGATGCGACATCGGTTGTTTGGATAGAGACAAAACTGTCCGTTTCGTAGTTCAATGAGATTAAATGACTTATGTTCGTCAGGCATCTCACTTGTTGAAGCATCTATCTGGTCAAAATCACCATGATAGTTGTCTAGAGTGCAAATATACTGTCCTTTTTGATTTCCAAAGTGTCTTGTTCGACATTCCCACTCCATTGGAGCAACAAATTGCTTGACAATCACCGTAAAATCATAATCCATACAGTTCCAAAACTGTAAATTGATTAAATCCATGTCTGGATCAGGTGTTTTTGGTCTTGAAACAAATGCAGAGATGGGTAATTTGTCATACATTGCTCCATATTCGGGTAAATATGTCTCAAAATAGAAAGCACGACCCTGTATTGACTTCGCACACACCCATAAACCCTCTACAAACTCTCCAAAACCCGATTGGAAGTCAGTTAAGTATTCTTTTCTCACCCATACCTTCTTTGTAGGTAGGTTTGCGATTAATTTTGACATGTATCAAAGAAGTTAGAAATTTCGTATCCCTGTAATTTTGATTTATAATCTGAGGATTCTCCCAGATAAAAGTAATCATAACCTAATTTTTTATATAATGCAATCTCATTCTTATTTGCAACGTGACCTAAACTGAGTTTTTTATTTTTATAATTCCAAGCAAACTGATCCGCCCATACACTATTCACACTCTTAAATTTATAAGCAAGAGTAAATGCTGCTAATTCATTTCCATCATAGTAACCAATAATATCCGTATGAGGTAATTCAAACTCTTCACGAAATATCGGCACAGTTCCTTCAAAGTTCTTATAAGAAATGTATTCTTTGTATATCTCTAAACACTTTTCAAAAGAAGAACTACCAAGAATACGATAGTTATGGTATTCCTGATAGTTTGTTTCTTGAAGGCGAATGCGACAGTACATTACTGCTCCCACTTACCTTTTGTTTCCCATTCGATATATTTTCGATTTCTCTCTTCCATGTAATCCCAGAACCATTGGTTTGGGTCGTCTGCGTAACTCACTTTCGGTTTTTTCTCTGTTTTTATATATTCAAGATTCTTCGATATCTCATCACGAATAATCCAATCGATATGTTTTGTGACCTGACCGAGTAACTGCTCTTCAAAAAGAGGACTCTTCATATATGCAAATACCAAGAGTCCACTTCCAAAAGTTATATTTGAAATAATCAGAGCAGTGACAGCAATCCATCTTGTTCTGATTCGACTTGCTGTTCTCTCCAACTCATTCATCTTCCCTGCCCTCTGTATCTTTTACGAGCCGAGTTACGGGACGTAGCGGAGTATTTCGAGTGTTTTCCCCGCCCTTGACGAGTTTTTTTGGGTCT